AAGTAGCCTTCAACAGTGTGGTTGGCAATCAGTTCCTTGATGAACTTTGCTTTGGTAAAGGGGCTTTTAGAATGCTTAAAACGTGCGACGAAACGACGATCAGCACCATAAAAAACATAATCACCACTGGTGACGAACAGTTTCTTGTCAAAGCGATTGGTTGGGATCAACTGCATTAGGATTCTCCGTTGCACTGTTTATATTACTAATATAACACAGAATTGCGGCTTGTCAAGCAGTTTTTTGCTTGTTCGTCATCATTTCGGACAAAATAAATTTGGCGATATTCATCTGTTTACGGATGCGTTCATCGGTATTTGGAGAAGGAATTGAAGGATTTTTCATGGCAATCTCTTCCTGACAATCGCTTAAAATACCCATAACGACCATCTCCAAACCTGTCAATTTGGCAACAATATCGTTCATATATTGGTCACGGATGTCAGCCTTGGACATACCATAGCAGGATTGTTCAGATTGCGTCATGTGTATCTCTCCATTGCTTATATTACTAATATAACACGAATTTAAGGCTTGTCAAGCATTATTTTCAAAGTAGCGAATATCGGCTTCTGTAGTATGGGGGTCTTCTGCACGGATTGCTTCTACGAGCAAATCCCATAACTTGTCAATGGAACGGCTGACCATATTAGCACAGTCATAATCGCCACAATCCATTGCTTTAGAGTAGGAAAATTCGGCAAAATTAAGGGCAGAACGGATGGTTTCGATGCGATCAGACATGTGTATCTCTCCATTGCTTATATTACTAATATAACACGGATTTAAGGGTTGTCAAGCATCTTTTTTCATCCGTACATAGTGCAGACGGGTCTGGTTATTGTCGTCATGCTTGTGGACACGGGCGGTCAAACTAACAACGGTACCACGCTCTAACTGTTCAGAAAGCGGAAAACAAACCAGATTTTGGTCAGCAGTAAGGGCAGTATGATACCATTTGTTATAATTTGCGCTGTAAACCGCCGATTTAATGGTCACATTTGTGGCAATATTGTCACCAACCTTGCCAATATGCTTGCTATGTTCGGCAATCTGACGAATTTCTTCACGAGAATTTTCACGTTCCACGGCGTTTTTATAAGAGCCAGGTACACTAGCAACCAATGCTAGTGTCTTGAAATCATTAGATTTAATTGCTTTTTGTTCTGTTAATAGAACCAAATTCTTCCAATAATCATGCAGAGTGCCAGCAATAAGTTCAATCATTTTGCTGTCAAGATACTCTAAAATCTCGCTAGCAACGGCATAATCTGCCTCAAGCATATTAAGATTTTCCATCTCTGCATTTAGGAATTCACGCATAAGTGCGCCATTGCTCAACTCGCCTTCTTTAGCGTCATACCGCTTGATATAACTGCCATTGACCCGTTGGGCAGCAACCGCCGCAGCCATAGCATCTTTAAGGGAAATCATGATCGTATCGTCGGACATTGCTAGTTCTCCATTGCGTTTATATTATGAATATAACATAGAATTAAAGGATGTCAAGACATATTTTGAATGGCTTGGCTTAAATTTCCGCCACAGAGTTCTAACATCATAGAGAGTTCACTGTCCATTAAGAACAGTTCACCTTTACTCATTTGGTAAAACCAAGGATGGCTATGATAACGATCCATTAGCACTAGTTCTTTACCGTTAATCTGGTACTGCCGTTTGTCAATGTAATGTTGGTAAAATTTATAACCAGCATTACGCATCATTTCGTATGCGGTATTGTTAAGCCTAAAACCAAAGTTTTTGTTATTATTGTACCAATAAAGTATGTAAATATTTTTTTGATTTATATGTGGAACAAACGCATCTTCGCCGTGTGCAAGATGATATAATTCGTGTGTCCATTCAGTTTTAGATTTTGGTTCCATTTGCCGCTACAGGGTAAATCACTGGTCCACTATTGAGCAGCACTACGCTAAATTTATTGGTTTTGAATTGAACATTAAGTTTCTTACAAAGATTGATAGCATGACCAGGATTAGAAAAACTTGTTTTCTTATACTTTGGACCAGCATATGTTGCAAGCATACTTGTTGTTTTAAAGTTAATAGGTTTGTTATCCAAGAATATAGCCCAAATTCCTTCACTTGCTAGAATTTGATCACTCTTATAATTTGCCTTATTAGTAACTTCTAATAGAATATTTGGCTTTGGTCTACTCATTGATTGTATCCATACATAATTATTTATCTAATTATATAGGGGTATTAAAAACTTTCGCCTACAAGTTGCACTTCAATAACCGCATTTTCTGCGTTTTCTCGTAAGTTTGCAATTTCATTTTGCAATTCCATAAGATGTGCGAGCAAGTCTACAAGTTCTCTAGTAACATTTGCAACAGTTTCTTTATCGACGATTAAACCGTTATTGTTTACATTTTGACCACGATTAACAAACTCACGAATATAATGCGTATTAGGCTGTCTCATTGTTTGATAACCTTAAGCGTTCTTGCTGTTCTAACTTGGTCTTGAATGGACCCTCATACTCGTATCGTTGCAGCGTAATAAGTTTAGGCATGAACTCGCCAACGAATGTTTTATTATACTTGACAATATAATAACCAGCACAATAGAATGAACTACTCTTCTCATTCTTGGTATACAGTGGAAGTTTAAGTTTCACATTCCATAGTGTATTATGTGGTGTATGGTTAGTAGGGAAACCATAGACTTCACCATCTATAGTCTTGGATTTTAGTTCACGAGTTCTGCGAACGATAGAGATATTCTTCTTCTCTACCATCTCTGCCATAGAAGGAAACGTTTCTACAACATCACTGACAGTGCAACGAACACCACTAGTAGTTTGCGCAATGTTTCCAATACGTTCACCTGCATCGTTTTCAATAATCCAAAAACGATTTTCTACAATGTTTTTAGCCTTGAGTTTTGTCATCTTTGACTTTCCCTTCAATCATATCATAAAATGATTCATATTCAGCACGAACTTCAATAAATGAAGCCCATCCAATAGCACCAACTATTGCCATTAACACAGCATCTTGATCCGTATTCCAATAGTGGTAAATGTCAAAAAAGAAAATAACAATAACTGCCCACGGAAAGTATTTTGAAAAAAATTTACGCATGTTGAGTTTCCTTTATAAGTGGTTTGCTTAAGATATCAGCAAGCGATGCAACACTTTCACTGATACGGTTGAGTTCATATTTTGCACAGAATTTAATTAACTGTGTGCCAATCTGTGATTTGTCCTTGGGTTCTAATGTAAGTAGTTCTGCATCAATAGCATCACGAATTTCTTGTGGCTGTGCAGTAAGATCAACAAGCACACGGTTTTCTTCATAGCGGTCAAGCACACGATGTTCAACACCATTATGGTCAACCCAACGCTGCAACATCATGTTGTTCCAAGCATACCCTTTGCGGCTACGGTCAGCATATGCTTCCTCTAAACCAACCTTTTTCTTGGTTCCTTTACTGCGAACGCCAGGATACGCACTCATAATGTGGTCAGTAGGATCACCACGCATACACTTTTCAAACAACACAAACTTTGGATCACCAACCGTCTTGCGTTCTTTGGTTTTCTTATCTACAACAGGCTTGCCATTGTCATCAAAGAAGCCATCTAAAGTGATATAATTATTGGTTAACCCATTATAAATGGTAACCTTGTCACTTAACAACTGGTAGAAGTCACTGTCATTGCTAAAGATGATATGTTCATCTTGTGGATGCAGTGCAGTCCAACGAGCAATAACATCATCGGCTTCTGCTCGCTCTACACGAATAACGCTGCAGTTAGTGCGTTCAGCAATCCACTTGGTAAACTCACTATATACTGCCCAAAACTCTGCATCTTCTTCAGCTTCACGAACACTCATCTTGTTCTTGACTACCTGACGATTTGCCTTATAAGTGCCAGTATGGTCTTTGCGCCAACTACGTGCCTCAAGAGCAAATATAATATGATCAGGTTTATGCAAGCGATGAACCTTGAGAAGTCCTGTAAATGTAATATGCAGTGCTAGACCAAGTTTGGTCCATGTATCTGCACCACGAGGAACACTATGACGTGCACGTGCAAACAGGTTTGCTGTATCTACAAGAAGGTATTTCATGATACTAATATAATCTTTTGTTAGGGGTTTGTCAAGTGTTATTAACTTATTTCGCTACGACCATCGCCTACATCACGACGGTTTACATAACGAGAACCTTCAATGTTTGTTACATTGGCTGGTGGTGGATTGCTTGCAAGAATATTACGAGCAACATCATTTAACCACGCATCAACAAGTGCTTCTGGGTTAACGCCATTATAACCATGTTGACGCAGCATCTCAATAAACTCTGCATTCCAATCAAGTTCCATAGAACCAACTTGTGGATTAGCAGGATCAAAGTCAAACTTAAGAACACGAACTTCTGGTTCAACTTGTGGTGTAGGCGTTTCTTCAACGGTTTTTTTTGTTTTTGGTGTGCGAGGTTTCTTTAGTTTTGTGCTAGTTTGAGTAGAGGCTGGTGGTACGCTTTCTGTTTGCACAGCAGAGGCGGCAGCGTCATTGTTTGTTAATTTACCAAATAGTTTGTTGAGGAATCCCATATTATACCTTATTGTTGATAGCAGCGACGTTGACGACCCATATAGTTGCCCCACGCATCATATACTGGTTCCATACGGCAGAATATCTGCGGTTGATATGGCTGACCATAATATGGCTGACCATAATACTGCTGTTGGTTCTGTTGAGCCATGCCGCCTAGAATACCACCAACAATTAATCCGCCAACTAGTGGAGCAACCCAATTGCCACCGCCATGATTATGACCATATTCACGACGATCACGCCATTCAGCATTTGCTGCCGTTGCGGAAATTAAAGTAGTGGCTGCGAGTAGGATTGCTAGGGTCTTGCGCATAGTGGTTCTCTCCAATTGACTATAACCAATATAACATATTTATCGGGCTTGTCAAGGGCTAATTTAATCTATTTTTTGCTTCAAATTCGGCAATAACCCGCTCGGCACTGGGAGTTAACACCGCATAGGTATCTTCTAGTTCTTCTATTTCTGGTGGTTCAGACTCTAGATACTCATAAATTTCAGCAACAGGAATCTTGTCTCTGCCCAATGCAGTTTGGTCTCTAATATACTTTAGTATAAGATACTCAACTTCTTCGGATGTAATATCAATTTCAAGAAATTCTTCTTCGGTCATTAATGATTACTTATTATGTATTGAACGATAACTTCGCTCAACCTCTCGCCTAAATTCTCGCTATCATTGATAACATGCAACTCATTAAAATGACGATCCTTAACATTATCCCAACGTTGAAATTCTACAATATATCCACCATTTGCAACATACAGTTTCATATTGATACCATTGGATTCAATTCTATCATTATGAATAGGTGATGCGAGTATTTTCACATTGCTATCTTCTCTTGCTGCTTCCCACGCCTTCTTTGCTTGTTTTGCAAACCACTTATCAAAAAATTTCATTGGAATTGCCTTTCAATATCATCTTCATCACATGCTGTGCCATATTGTGTTTCTACAATTATTAGCGGTTCTTTGCCAATATTAATAACTTGGTGCCAATTGTTAACTGGGATTGTAATAGTATCGCCTTCTTTCAAAATTTGTGTGCGGTCATTGTCTATATTATTAGTGGGATTTAACACAACCCGTGCAACACCGCTTTGAATAACCCAGTGTTCACTGCGCATTTCGTGCCGTTGATAACTTAAACAATGGCTTGGTTTTACAACCAGTTCTTTTACTTTGACATTTCCAGTATCATGCAGCACTGTAAAATGTCCCCAAATACGCTTTTCATTATCTTTATTCATCGTATGTTTCTCGCTTCATAGGTATTTTCATTGCAGCAAATGCGGCTGCTTCACTATTATGAAATTGTATATGAACTTTATCTAAACCGCAAGTTAAAAATGTAAAATCTACGTTATATTTGTAACCTGCCTCACCCATTGCATTGCAGATAATACAAGCAGCCTCTACATCCTGATAGTTGGCATTTAGTGCACCACCATATGCCCATTCACCAGGGTCAATCATATATGATGGACCTGCTACAGGTCTTTGGGTAAGTGCTTTGCTTGGAAATTCAAGTATTAAGGGGTTTTTTGACATTTATAATTTCCTATACAAT